CGCGTCCGCTCACCTCACCCGCAAAGAAGCCTACTTCGCGGCGCACGCCTCCGGTCGCCGCGATGCCTTCATGAGCGGCTACCGATTTGCCCTGAGATACCAACGCCCAAGCCTAACCCCACATGAACACCGGAAAGAAAACTAAGACCTACCGAGGTGCCGCCCCAACGGTGCCTGCGCACATCATGCTAGTCATCGCGCAGCGCATCTGGAGGAAGCGTCACCGTGGCTGATCTCGGCTTCATCTTCATCGGCTTCGCCGCGGGTATGCCTATTGGCGCGCTCGCCGCGTACGGCTTCATGTTCCTCTGGGCTATCCGCTGCGGACGCGAGGAGGACGCGGAGTGACGACCAACAGCGTCAACCCGAAGACCGGCCTGACGCGGTATCCCGCGGCGCTGTGCTACTGGAACACCAGCGGCAAGCGCTGGGTGATCCAAAGCCGCGTGCAGGAGCTGTCCAGCGCCCTGCGTCGCATCAAGGGCGCGCGGCGCTTCGGTTACGCCATCATGGGCGGTCATCTCACCCTCTGGGCGATGGATTGCACCGCGGCCAAGGCCAAGAGCGTGATGCGAAGTCTGGTTAAGATTTTGAACGACATCTCAGCGCAGAGTGGACCGGCTAAAATCAAGCAGGAGGCGCTTTTATTGAGCGGCAGGGTAGGAGGAGCGAAATGACCATGGGAAGACCTAAGACACAATCCAAGCCGAAGGCGAAGAAGCCCAAGCCAGAGCCAGAGATTGCCCCTGTGCATGTGGGTCGCTCAACCGGCCTCGATGTGCCCGAAGCGAAGGCTGAGAAGATCGCCGCGGCGCACATGGCTGGCATGTCTATCCGCGAGATGTGCCGCGCATTTAACACCAGCTACCACACGATCATGGCGCTGATACGCAACAGGCCGGAGCTGCTGGAACGCGCACGCGAAATTACCTCGAAGAACTGGAAGACGTTGGCTGCCGTAGGGACCGCGGAACTCTTTGAGAGGATACCGGACATGAAGTCGCACGAGCTGACGATCATGTCCGCGGTTGCAACGGAGAAATCAGAGCTGCTCTCAGGCGGCGCCACGCAGCGCGTCGAGCATGTCACGGCACCGGCCGCTGAGGCTTGGGATACGTTCGTGGCCGGACTCAAGGCGCGTGGCGATGTGGTGGATGTGGCGTTTGAACCGGTCGAGGTGAGCGGAGACACGCCGCAAAAGGCCGCGGCAGCGCTCCCGCCGGTCAATTCCACCCCGAAACCGGAGATCATCGATGCTGGTGTTCAACGACTTACGCTATAACCGAATACTATGTCCAGAATGTATAATGGAGCCACAGCGATTAACCCCTCGCACATTCCTCTGTACAGAGGGGGGGAGGGGGTCTGACTTGATTTTTTCTTCGCAAACCCCCGACCGGTAAGCCCTCGCAAAATTTTTCACAAAAACACCCATGCAAAACCTCATCGAAAAAGCCAAAGCCGCCTTCAAGCCTCAACCCCAACCCGCCCCCAAGCCGGTATCCGGTCCTAATCCGGTGTCCGAACCGGTAGCCGCCCCGCCGGTTGAGCCGGTGACGGCCGCGGAGTCAAAGCCGGAAGCCAACCTAGTCGCCGCCCCCAAGTCCGCCAAGGAGCTGGCCGAGGAGACCGCGCGGCAGGTCGGCATCGAGCAAGGCGACGAGTTCGCCAACGTAAAGCTCTGCAAGGCTCAGACCCCGCGGAACGCGCGCATGCTCTACATCGAGGGTATCCCCAACTGGTCCGAGCGCGCCATCTGCTGGGTGAAGGACGCGGAGAGCTGGAAGCCGGTCTGCCCACCCTTCGACACGCTCAGGTGCAAATACACCGGCATGGCCACGACGGAGGGTGTCTTGCAGTTTGAGTCCTCGGATATCAGCAAGCGCAACCGTCTCAGGAGGGCACAATGAGCGTCGCCGCGACCACATGGGTATGGGGCGACAGCAAGGCTCAGGGCGCCGACCTCTTGGTTCTCCTCGCCTTGGCCGATTATGCGGACGAACACGGCAACTGCTACGCGAGCTGGGCGAAGCTGCAGTCAAAAACCCGCTTGTCGCGCAGCACGGTGATCCGCTCGCTGCGCCGCTTGCAGGAATCCGAGCAGCTCGAAGAGATGAAGAAGGGCTTTCGCCGGACGGCCGGTGACGGCGTGCAGGCGACCGTTTGGCGCATCGCAGGGATAGGTGTCAGCGCGACACCGGTGTCAGGAAGACAGGTATCAGAAAGACACCCAAGTGGTGTCAGCGCGACACCTAAGCGGTGTCTTTCTGACACCCCAACTATAAGAACATATAAGAACAATACTTTAGGTGACACTCCGGCGACTTCGTCGCCTTCGCATCCCCCCAAAAAGGACGAGACAGCAACCGGCGCCCCCGAATCCAAACCGCGCAAGGCCAAGGTCGAGGGCATCGAATCTTGGTCCGCCGACCGCCCCCTACCCCACAGCGTTGGCTTCCGTCAATGGTGGGGCGAGTTTGTCGAGTTTCGCCGCGGCAAGATTAAGGGTCGTCATCACCCGCTGACCGATCAGGCCGCGCGGATCATTCTCGGCGAGCTGGCCGCGGTGAACGAGTGGCAGGCGGTCGAGGCGATCAAGACGGCGATTGCGAGCGGTTACATCAAGCCATGGGTGGACAAGTTCCGCGGCAAGAATGGCGCCGCGCCGGTTGCCCCTGCCCCGCAGCGCTCCGGCCCTAGCGCCTTGGAGCGCAGCCTGCAGCGCGCAAGATTGGAGGCGGCATGACTGCCGTCCAAACGGAACCATCGTCCTGCCGCAAGGGCGACATGGCTGAAATGCTTTTTGCCGCTGGCGCAATTGTCCACGACTGGGAGATCTACATGCCCTTCGGCCACGCGCAGACGACCGATGTTTGCCTGCTAAGACCGTGGACGACGCCAATCAAGGTGCAGGTTAAGACGGCATGGTGGGATGCGTCGCACCAAAGCTATGCGGTGTTTGTAAGGAACGGCAGCAAGCAGGCTTACGCCTTTGGAGACTTCGACGTCCTTGCGGCATACCTGTCAGACATCAATCAGTTTGTTTTCTGGGCGTTTTCCGACATCAGCGGCAGGCAGAAAATCCGTTACTCCCCAGAGCGGCACCGGAAGCCAAGCAATTGGGAACTGCTAGACGATGTCGCAAAATCCCTCGCGCGTCCTAATAACTGATTGCCCCCCCCCCCCAGTTATCAATTTCATATTAACCCCTCGGACAGCATTTGTCCTACCCCCCTCTTCATCATTTCCCACACCCATGAAAAAGCGCACAGCTAAAACCAAGTCGGTTCAGCCCAAGTTGGCTGAGTACACCATCAATATGGAAACCATCACCGCGTCCGTGGACGACGCCAAGGCCACCCTCGACGCGCTCTACCTGCTGCTCAACGCGGTCATCGAGCGGCTCGCCGAAGAGCAAGGGAGGGCTAAGAAATGAACCCTGACCTAGTGGTCGGCGAGATCGGCTTCGGTAGCAACTTCGGCTCCTCCGCGGAGCTGGAGTTCTACCGAGCGGAGGACAAGCGCAACTCGGCCGAAATGGCCAACCTCGAAGCGGAGAAGCGTGAGCTGATTAAGCGCGTCAATCGGCTCAAGCTCGTCTTGAAGCGGTGCGCGGCGCTGTCTCCCGACGTCAGCGACGAGAAACACGAAGCCCTGCTCGCCGTGGAGGAGCCGCTGTGAGTGCCGGAAAGGGCGACGCCCCGCGGCCGGTAGACGGCCAAAAATACCGCGAAAACTGGGATGAAATTTTTTGCAGAAAACGCTTAAAAGTTGTTGCCCCCACGTCCGCATTTGTCCACACTTGCCCACACCCAGAACCCACGGCTGCCACCACGCCGAGTGACGTAGAAACGGCAGCCCATGCGCAGTGAACTAAAAGAAACTTTACGGAACGTATGGCCCCACGTTGCAGAAGATGTCATAGCGGTGGACGAAGCGTGCGACCGCTGGCTCAAGCGACGCTACGAAATGCGTCAACGCCGGAGGGAGCGCAATGAGTCCGGAGCAAGTGTTCGTGTTTGCGATGCTTCTCGCAGCGCTGGCGATGCTGGCGATAGCAGCAAGTGACGACGACAACTTTGTATGAAAACCACCACCACCCCACAAAGCCCAAACACCGAGAAGGCTGTGCTCGGCACACTTATGGCCGAGCCGAAACTCGCTGATGAAGTTGCCGGTCTGCACGCCGATTTGTTTTACACTCCGGCGCATCGCGCGATTTTCGATACTATCACCGAGATCCGCGCAGACGGCGGTGTGCCAAACATTATCGCGGTCACTCAGCGCCTCGACGCGCAGAAGAAGCTGACCTTTGTCGGCGGCGCGGGAGCCATCACCGAGTTTCTTATGCAAGCGTGCGGCGGTCTCGCCGCGCTCGAATACCATGCTCAAACCCTGCGCGATCTGCACGGCCGTCGTTCGATCATCTCCGCGGCAGTCGCCATGCAAGCGGCGGCTAACGACATGGCCGCGAACGCCGACGAGGTGCTGCAGTCCGCCGGAGAAAGTGTCTTGTCGCTCAGTCTCGGCGCTCCGACCGACTCGATGCGCAGCGCGGCCGACATCGTGCCCTCGCTCCTCGAAGAGCTGGAGGCGCTCATGGACAACAAGCAGACGCTAGGTCTGCGCACCGGCTTCGCTGATCTGGATCAGGTGACCGGCGGTCTGCGCGGCGGCACGTTGAGTATCATCGCCGGACGTCCGGCCATGGGTAAGAGCGCGCTGATGATGAACATCGCGGACAACCTGATGCGTCGCAAGGTGCCGGTGCTCTACTTCTCGCTCGAAATGCCCGCCAATGAGTTAGCCGCTCGCGTAGTGTTGTCGCGCGCCAACACCAACACCGAGCTGGTGCGCAATGGCTTTGTCGATATGGCCGGAAAACGACGCATCGGTTCCGTTGCCTTGGATTTTTCTGGCGAACCCCTGTACATAGATGACCGCTGTGGCATGAGTCTCTTGGACATCCGCGGACGTGCGAGGTTGGCCGTTCGCAGGTGGGGCGTGAAGATCATCTTTGTCGATTACCTTCAATTGGTAAGCCACGGCGGCGCCAAGAGCCGCGAGAACGAGGTCGGCTTCGTTTCGCGCGGACTAAAAGCGATGGCGATGGAACTAGGCATTCCAGTGGTCGCCGCCGCGCAGCTCAACAGGCAGGCAGAGAACCGTCCTGACAACCGGCCGAAGCTCTCCGACCTGCGCGAGTCAGGAAGCATTGAACAGGATGCCGATTTGGTCGCGCTCGTTCACCGGCCATCCTACTACGCGGTGCAGGACGAGGAACCGGAGCCGCAGGACGCGGAGTTAATCATCGCCAAGCACAGGGCCGGAAGAACCGGCACCTTGAATATGACATGGCGTCCGAGTTTGACGCGCTTCGATGCGAAGGCGCCGGTCAGCAACATCGTCTCCGCGCCGCGCCTGACTGACGAGGGCAACAGCGTCTACGCGCCGGACAAACAGCTCTGGGAGGCCATTAACGAATGATCAACTCCCGCCAGAAAGGCGCCTCGTTTGAACGCGAAGTTGCCAAAGCATTGACCGCCGAAGGTTTTCCGGCCAAGCGGGGCGCGCAGGTCTCGCAGGGATCTTGGGGGATCTCCGCACCGGACGTGATTGTGCCCTGCTTGCCGGACTGGCACTTCGAGTGCAAGCGCCATGGACGCGCGCGCTTCGACCTCGATGCG